CATTGACAATCTGGACTGCAGTGATGGCAGCCAGTGTCGCAGCGATACCCATAAGGATTGTCTGTGCAGCCGAACCATTGACCTTGACAGAGTCAAAGAACTTTGTGATATCTTCAAGACCTTTTGTAATGGCTGGCGTCACAAGGGCCAAACCTGCACCGAAGATATCACCGACCTTGACCTTGAGTTGTTCAAACGAATCGACGATGGTTGCCATCTGCGAATTTGTATTCTTCGCCATGCGCTCCGTCATACCGCCGTACTTCTTGTCAATGACGCGAAACAATGCGTCGAGTGTTTCTGACGCACTCGAGATCAAGGTTCCGTTTTTGTCGAACGTGATTCCTTCGCCAGCAAAATCCTTTTTGGATAAGCCGAACATCGAGAGAGTTTCGGAGTCTGGCATGATGCCTTGATTCAATTTGCCCATCATGTTGACGAGCGACTTGAGATGCTCTTCGTCAGCACCGAATGCCGCGCCAAGATCCGCGAGTTTCGGGAGTGCCTTCTGCGCGTTCAAACCCATCGCCTGCAAACCGACTGCGGCGTTCGCGAGCTGCTTTGTGGTGAAGGGTGAAGGACCGGCGACTTCGCGAACCTTCGCCATGACCTTCGCTGCTTCGGCTGCGGATCCTGTAACGACTTCAAGTCGTGTGGCTAGTTCCTGAGCTTCTCCGCTTGCAGTGAGTGCAGACTTCCCAAATGCGATCAGGCCACCCATGGCACCGAGTGTGGCTCCAAGTTTTCCAAGCTTTGACAGCTGGTCGCCATAACTCACAGCCGAAGATTTACTATGGTCTAAAGCATCAGCTGTCGACTTTGCTTCAGCCTTGACGTTCTTCAGCCCCTGGACTGCATCGCCAGCGCCTGAAACTTTGAATACAATGTCGAAGATGCCAAGCGCCATTAGAGTGTCCTTTTAGCCATGACCGACATGACGGCCTTGACAATTTCCACGATCTGATTGTCCCAGACTTCAGCCGCCCATGCGACTTCAGCGAACTCGTCCAGGCTGAAATCGGTCTCACGGGGATGGCGCTTCAAATGCCGCACACTTGTGTACAGTATCGTCTGCGCCACCCCGCTTAGTCGTTTGGGACTTCGTCTACCGCCGCTGCAAAGTCAATCGGAAACGCTTTGGCGAACTCAGCCACGACATAGAGGTATATGTCAGACCGGTCTCGAGCGAGCTGCGCGAAGCGCCTTCCAGGATTGATTTCACCATCGCCAGGCTGAATCACATAACACCGTGCCATGATCATGAGGATTTGCAGCATCTGTGCTGGGAACTCAGGGTATGCAATCTTTAACATCTTCTCAACTTCGGGCCGAGGAAACAGATCGGATGCCTTTGGTTCGCGGAAAACGATTTGACCTGGCGTTCCGATGAACCGCTCGATGTCGACTACGAGATTCGGTCGACCCTCTAGTTTGGGAATGTTGTCAAAGATTGAACTCAAGTTATGATCCTGACAGACCAGTGATTCCGGACACGCCAAGCTTGATGGTCGCGGTTTCGGTCTGTGTTTCTTCCGGAGTCAGGGACAGCCCTGCTTCAGTAACCATACCAAAATACTTGACCACGTTGCCAGCAACGGAACCTGCACCATCGAGGTCGACATCAATCTCACACCCGAATCCAACTTTCGACGCGAACAGAGGACCAGTGGTGTTGTCGATGTACAGCTCGAGGTTGACTGTTCCTGCCTGTGTCGTCGGAAGTGATGCCTCATAGACCGCGCACAATGCTGTCGCATTAACCATGTTCTGTGTGATAGTTGCGCTGAAGCTCTTAGCCAGACACTGGACCGAAGTCGCAGTCGTGGTCGGAAGCGCGATTGTGTCACCAGTCAATGCGGCAGCAGTGAAAGTGACGGTAAGTGTTACATCTTTAGCGAGAAGCGGACGGGCCATAGTTATACCTCTGGTGTTATTGTGGCAACGTAAATCTGAGCGATGCCATTATCGACGCGACCATCCTGCGACACGTCGACAGATGAACTGACGGATGCGCGATTCAGGAAAAAGACAGGAGTCGTCGAGTTTACTGTCTGTCGGTTTAGTAGTGTATCGATTCGGTCCACGATGGCCTTGATGCGCGCCATCGAGACAGCACCAGACTGCGTGTCCCAGCACCACACCTGGTGCACGGAACTGGTGAGGATTCGACCGCCACACATGGCTGTGGTGTCGTCCTGGCCAGCGTCAGTGTGACGTACCACGATGTATGGAACCTGTGGCTGTCGGAGGCTGATCGGGTCCTTTTCAGGAGCCAGGTACAGGTATATACCTTGCTGGTACGATGGCGATCGATTGTCTACCGCCAGCAGTCCCTGAAGCGTTGCATCAGCTGTGAGCGTGTCGAATATCCATTCGTCGACTACGAGTGATTCAACCATTGAAGTACTTCCTCACCACGCCTGTGAAAACATTCCATGCCTTCGTGGATGCCGGCATCGCAAACGGTCGATTCTTTTGGAACTCGAGAATCTTGCCATAAGGCGCCGCGATACTGATCACATATTCGTAATCGTTGACTTTGCCAATCGTGATCGAGGTTCGCAGGAATCCTGTCCGCACCGCTGGTGCTTGTCCTGGCGCTGATGCTTGATAGATCGTTTGTGTTCCTGGGAGCTTGTACCTTCGTCCTGATTTTGCGCCTGTCATCAGCGCGATCATGCCAGTGTACGAAGCGCTCACCGCATTCTGGAGAAAAACAGCCAGCATGCGAAAACGCTTCTCCGCGTCATCGAAGCCGGACAGGTCGACCTTGACGGTCATGGCGCCAGGACCTCGATCAGTAATGGTCCGAAGCGGCGCACGGTAGTCGACACGGTGAACGACAAAGTCAGACGCACGACAGCTGCTGTCGGATAGGCAGCGGGGTTGAGAACCGTCACAATGCCCTGTGAGGAGAGAGACTTCGTGAGCGTGGCGCTTCCTCCACCAAACGAATACGCAACGCCTGTGGCGGCTGTCGTGTATGTCGCCGCAAGAGTGCCTGTCGTGATGTCAATCGGTGAGCCGTTTGAATCCACCAATCGCACCACGTACGTGTGCCAGTCACCAGTCCAGGCTGCGAGCTGCACAACCTGTTCCGGATCTTCGGTGATGTTGATGATGTTTACGCTCATACTGGCCTCACATAAAGTCGAAGTGGTCCAAAGATCTGCGTGTCAGTCGCGCCTGTTGTCCTGGTCACAGTCACAGTGTACGTGCCAGATGTGTTCGTGACCGTAGTCGTCAAGCCGAATGACAGACGACCATTGTCCGCATACGTCGCAGTGCCAGCGTACGACGCCACGAGTGTTCCCGCTGAACTGTAGACCTTCGCTGTGACGGTCGCGCCAGTGATGTCGATGCCTGTGCCATTCGCGTCAGTGACCTGGACATCGATGCTCGTGGCGGTGCCGACATTGACATCAAGCGGCTGATCAGCACCTAAGCCATCAGCTAGGAGTTGATACGGTCCGATGTGTACGCTGGTCGCAGCTGACACAGGCGTCAATAGCTCCGCGCTGATGTAGTCCGTGCCATTGTGAAGTAGCGCGCCAGAGAGCTCGGAAGCAGCTGCTGCTGAATCGACAATCGCGTGGACATTAGCATGGATGTGGAACGATGTCCCGACATCTGCAGGACGATTGTCGACCGTTGTCTTTAGTGTTCGTGCTCCAAACGTAGATGCTGTTACGTGCGATGTGTATGGCTCATCCCAGACCGCTGCGGCTGTCTGCGCTGCCGTCAATCCACCACTTGAAAGTGTAACGGTCAAGACTGCTCCGTTCGTGCCAGAGGCACCACGCACCACGATCGTGACATCAGATGCACCAGCGGCGAATGCCGCGTTAGGCACATCCAAACGATACACGCCCGGAACAGTAGCAGAGTCTATCTCGGCAAAGCCACCAGATGCCCACGCGCCTGTAGGTGTCTGCGTTACCAGAGTGATAGCCACCGGAGCAGCTTGATTGCGGACGTAGTATGCCGCTAGACCACTCGTGTTGAATACTAG